TAATTCGAATTGTGGACATGGCTACTCCTGATAGGCGATCTTGGCGCCCGTATTGGTAATAAGGGTGTCACCCGTCGAGGCCGCGAGGCATCCGACGGATACCACCCGCGCCGGCACCGGCACCACAAAACGCTGCCATGATGCCCATTCGTCCCGAACGGCCTCAACTTCTACGCGCATAGCCTCGCCCACACGCTCCTCGCGATCCGACAGCTCCGTGTCCAGGGGGTAGGTCCAGCTCCTGGGCTCGGTTGTCAGGCCGGTCACCGAGCGGATCAGCGCCCCTGTGCCGGCGTCGTAGATATAGAGATTGTTGGTGGTGCCAGTCTCGACCTGGAAATTGCCGGCGGTCTGATCGTCGATAGCCCCGGTTTGCTCAATCCGATTACGGTTATCCCATGTGACGGTGATGCTGGAGTCGTCGGCCAGGGTGGTCGGGAACGATACGCCGTTAATTCGCACGTTGGCCGGCGGATATGGCCTGATGGCTCGGGCGTTGAACGTCTTGGTATTTTCGGAAGCGTCGGCCAGGGACAGCACGCCACGGGTGGTCATCGGGCAGGCCTTGAGCCGGATCGTCAGGCTCTGGAGATAGACGGATCGGCACAGGCCATAATCGTCCACCCCGACAAACCAGACGCGAGCCCCCTCGGCATGCGTGGCCGGCACAGTGTCAAGCACGCCACGGCCAATAGCCAGGGTGGCCGTCCCCAAATCGTCATCCACCGTGCCGGACTTGACCCACAGCCACTCCGAGTCGATCACGGCCAGATAGTCGATATCCGGCGCGATCCGCTGCGGCTCGGTGATGCCCTCGACCAGGAGCGTGGTGGCCGTTTGGCCGATAGCGGCCGACAGCGTTCCGGTTGGGGTAAAGGTCTGGCTCCCCGTATTCACCCAGGCCGACCGCGCAGAAACGTACTCATACAGATCATACGCGAGGCTGGTCCCTGAAGGTCTTCCTATCAAGGAAAGCATGATACCGGACGTCTCATCCCTGGCGGCCAAATCGGCTTCTGATTCAATTTGATTGACCACAAGATGAAACGGAATTTCTTCCAGGTGGCGGTTTTCGGCATCCTGGGGGAGCGATATCGGGCTTGTCCACCCAGTCCCCCCGGGGCTAGAAAATATCGTGAAGTCAAGTCCATAAATGTCTTCAGAACATGTCAGTGTCACCGACCCCTCTGTCAAACTTCCATAATTAACTTTGAGGACGCGCATGGGCATTCGAGCAATGCCGTAATCGGTATATGACCAGGCAAAAACGTCACCCGGCACAAACTGGGAAAGGCTTCGATTCCCGACAATCTCAGCCATGGCAATAGGGTAGGAATGCTGGAGTATATATCGATCAGCGATACGCCTAGCCACATATCCATTTGTGGCGTGTTTCATATCTACGTCAAGATTAATTGGTCTCCCGGCCAGAAGTTGCGCTACAGGATTGGGGGCTGGTATTATACGAGAGGTCTCGCATTCTCCATCCACAGTATTTACTTGGGTCCAAGTCGCAAGCACTTTAGTTGCGAGGTCGCCTGGGTCTTTGCGCGTAAAGCTGTTGACTTTTGTTATTGAAGATTCGTCAATATGAATAAGATCATCCGCATCATAATCACCCCGGAACAGCTTGAGTACCCATTTCCCGGTTCGTGGATGCACGAACCGCGTGCCGTCGATGTAATCACAAATGTCGTCGATAAAATCTTCGGCCGATGTGCCGCCAGTCCAAATCGGCGCCAGGCCTATGCCCTCGTCATAGAGCGTCTGAGCAGCGGACAGAAATGACGTATCGTCGATCAATGCAGTGTCTTTGTGCATCCCCCATTCTGCACCCCCCCCTTGTGACGTCAACACGTCCCATATAATGAGGGCTGGGTTCATGCCTGTCTCGACACCATCGATCTTAGGCAGGCTCAACCCTGGTTGCCATACCGCTGTAGTATCTTCAATAAGGAACGACCAGCTTTTCAGGTAAGGATTTATTCCGGCGATTTTTCCGTTTCGCACGAGTGCGGTGACAATTCCTCGATAGGCCGGCTGGTCTGTCCCAGACCGAGCAGTAAGATAGCTATTGATTTCCTGAGACGCGTTCCCGTCCATCAAGTCGATATCCGCGACGATACCGCCCTCGCTAGACTCGCCACCAAACAGGTCGGGCTTGTTGATATTGATGCGCCCGGCCGAGGCGTCTCCGCTCCAAGCAATCTTATCCCCGACCATGATCGCCTTGAGCTTTGTCATGCCATGGCAGATCATAAACAGGATGTCGGCAAGGTACCAATATCCTACAACGTAGGAAGAACTCCCCTTCCCGCCGCCGCTGCTCATTTGTCTGCCCCTTCCATAGAAGCATATCGTAGTAATGTTGTTTTCATGACAGCTTTAATACGTGCGTGATCAAACCTTTCCAGCAATTTAATATCAATTCCATTTTTCCTAAAGCTATTCCAGTCAAGACCATGTTCCGCACAAAACGATCTCCCCCCATTACAGCAACAACCGGGGGTAGACATATAGTCTTGGAGTGTAACGATCATCCTTTTTTACCGCCAGAATTCTTACGGATTGGGATTGTATTCACGTTCCCAAAGTAACCAACAGTTGCATTTTGCACCCAGCGCCTATGCCATACCTTTATTATATAATCGCCTTCCTTGGCCATATTGACATCTGCCTGTTCGATAGTCCCTGGTTTCGCGTTATTCTGCTTTTTCTTTGGCGTAAGCAAATACATTGCAAATGATGCAATACTTACGACAAGCCAAATAATAAATGTTTCCATTAAGCCACCTTATCCCCTGTGAAAGGATTGTCCTGCGGGATAGTTGGGCCGCCGCCAAAGTTTGCAATGTTGTTGAATTTTGTCTTGCAAGTTGCAATAGTCAAATCACATCCAGCATAAAAAGTTGCGGTAACCCCTTCACTTGAAATATTTGGCAAGGCATAGTGCAAAGTAACGGATGTGCCAGAATGGGCCACGATCATGCGCTTCTCCCCTGTATCCAATGCAACATACCCCCCGGACCACCATCCATCCACTTGGTTAGCCAAGTCGGCATGAGTCAGGACGCGCGACCCGTCGCTGGTTACCTCTCGAAGCCGGACGGCCCATTCCGAAGCGACCAATCCACATTGGGCGCTGTAGAGCACATGCCTACAATATCGGCTCATGCGGACAAGCCCTGTCTGGCGAATTTGGGCACTTAATGATTCACATTGTACGTTTGCCTCATCACCATCAAGAGTCCTGGCCGTAACACTCCCTTGCCAGCAAATCATCGCTTCAGAATCACCCCTATGGATGCGATACACTGTAAGATAGGTAACATTCTCCGGGGGATAGACTATATATCTCGACACAACATCAAGTGTACGTGGCATGATGATATTTAAATCGCTCTTTAAAGTGTCTTGTGACACCTCAAAATTTTCATGCTTTATTGGAGCCGCCGAATATGTCTCTCCGTTATAGACAAAATCTCTTCCGGAAGACGTGTAGCGCCAAACCGTGGAGCCAATCACGAACCTGAATAAAACGATTGGCCTTCCACCAAAAACACTGTTTTCCAGGTCCCAAAATGCCATTACTGTGCGACCTCCTGGATCATGAGCGAAGTCTTGAGCGTCGGCGCCGTGCTCCAAGTCAACTCGGTATCGTCCTGGTCCAGCCGGACAAGATTTAGGAAGCACATGGTGCGAATCTGCGCCGGGGGGATGTCGTCGCCCAACGCATCGCTGATCTCCAACCTTTCCGTTCCTGGATCGCCGCGCGTGATAGATGTGACCTGCCGAAAGTATTGCGTGCCAGAAGTGGTCTCGACGAACAGATGTGTCCGGGTCGGGTGGCCCGAGAGCATAGAAAAAGCACGATCCTCGACTATAATCGTCTGGCTCGTCGCACCAATTGTCTGCGCCGGGACCATGCTGGCGTCGTAGTTTGGATACCAGAACGGCACACGCCGGCCATAGCACCGGGCCACGAACTGCCGGGCCGTGAACGCCGCTGCTCGGTCGATGGCCACGATGTCCACCTGGACCTGTTGGGCCGTGAAATCGGATGGGCTGGAGGAAAAGACCTTGCCCGTTAAATAATCCAATTCGGAGATGACCCGGGTGAACGTCACCGGCTGGGTAGAGGACTGGAGAAAGCGGTTCGGGTAAACGAACACGTCCAGGTCGAGGTACTGTGGCAACGACAGCCCGGTATCAAGGTCTCGATCATCCAGCAAGCGGAACTCTAGCGTATATTTGTCCTCAACCGCCGGCTGACGTTCCTTGGTCGGTGCCGAGGCAAATCTGGCCAGTTGCACCGGGATGGCGTAGACCGGGCCGGCATGCCCGGCCGGCGGGGAAAGAGGTTTGGTGACGGTGATGCTTGAGGTGGTCAGGGATTCAACTGGCAACGTCTGCGTAGCCGTTTCAGACCACCAGATGCACACCGAGTCGCCCACGGCCAGCGTCATGTTGCTCGTGTCCACGGAGACCGTAGTGTCACCTCCAATCGGCGTGGTGGCCAGGCGTTCGGCCTCGTGATAGAGCGGGAGAGACCATGAATTTGCTCGCCACGCCTGGACCTGATTTTCGAGCCGCTGCGCCAACGCTGATGTTTGCGGCCAGATTACGAGCTTGATCGTTCTGCGCGGCTCTTGGCGCACCTGGATGCGTTGCTCCAGGCCAGTCCAGGACGTGAGCACATCCGTCAGGTAGGACAACTTCTCCACCAGCCCATCTTGAGGCCATTGTGCCAGCACTACGGCGCGGGTGCCGATGAAAGAAATGACAACGGTGTCCGTACTAAAAACAAAAGAATGAAAAGCCGCGATGGCTACCGGACCGCCGGAACCTATGACGTAAGTGACAACCTGGCTGGCTAAAGGATCAAGCGGAAAAGGCGTGGCCGGGGTATCGTGCGTGATCCCGTCCATTTCTGATTCAACGTCATTGGAGCAGGTCACGGCGTCCAGAGAGGCATTCCACAATTCAACAGGGGATTCCGACCCATCGATCACGGTCCCCAGATCGATGTCCGCCGAGGGCAACGCGTACACATGCCCAAACGCAAATCCCGGCAACAGCACCCCGGCGTGATTGGTTGGGTGCATTTCGATGGGTGCATTGCTGGTCAATCCACCAGACAACGTCCCGTCTAAGACAAAGCAAGCATTGCTCGCCAACGGCCAGACATTGGGGCCGGGCATGGACGGCGTATAGCTGACCTCGTCAAAGTCGGTCAGGATCGCTGAAGGCAGCGTGCCGGCATAGGTGCTCATCAGGAGCCCTCGTACTCAACAGCCAATAGTGGATTTATGTAGCACCCTTGGCTGTATGTTACTGGTGTCCCCATCGGCAACAAAATGTATTGTGTCCCACCATAAGTTACGATTTGCCATTGCAGAGACAACGGGCCAGCCGTAATTTTCATATGCGGGAATTCGCCAAGAAGCGAATATCGAAGAGGGCTAGAACTGCGTATTATAGCTGGTTGGATAGAAAGCAATACAATCGGTGACATAAAAGAAGACGGCATCGCTTGCAATAATGAATCGCCAAGTGTGTTTGACAGCCACTCATATCTCCTGACGTCTGATGTCCCATGTGAAGCCGCGTGGCCCATAAATGGGATAAAAAGACTATCAGCAGAATCAACAGAATAGGTATGCGGCCCCCTTGTTGGCCAAGGGTTCCCACTGCCAACAATCCCAGATGTCGTAATTTTCAAAGCCCCATCATAGTATCCAGAAGAAGATCCATCCGTTGAGAACTCAGGTCCAAGAAATGATTTGCCATTAACTGTGTATGTCAAATCGCTAGCGTTTTCACCCCAACTGGATAAAAAAACGTCCCCTCCGTCCCACGCTCCATACTTTGAAGATATCTCTCCAAAGTATATTTGGCTAAACATCGTCGATGAGTGCTTTATATGAACCAGAAATGTAAACGGGCTATCCCAGAGAAACATCCGATAGGATATAGCCCCATTACACCAACAATAAGCTGGGGCTTCCGTATCTAAAGACAAAATGCGAGCTACACCGGGTTGATCCGCCCATCCTTTAGACGGATCGTAAGCCGTGCCCATATTAAACCCGATACCCCAACGTCGGGAAGTATAGTTGGGAATAATGGCCGCAGAGTACGTGCTACGAAAATTAAGGCACCGACCTGATTTGGACACATGCAATCGCTTGGCATTGGAAGATCCTTCAGTCCAAGTAGGCTGGTACGTTGATGTATCGGTCACGTATGATTCAATTGTCCAACCTTCATCTTCAAAAAATAACTTTATTTTACCTAGCAAATCAAACTGATCGGTCGCGGTCCCTTCAGAATATGCCATAATACACCTACGCTAACTTTATAGCAGCATAGGACCGGCCAGTTGTCCTATATGCCGACTGTATTACAAGATAATCCACACTATCAATAGTCACAATATCTTCTGCAATATTTTCCCATTTTGGGATTGCATAAACACCGGCCAGTTCTCCATAAATTCCCCGTGTTGTGCATTGATATCCAGAATGTACCCGGCACGGGAAGAGTGGATAGCTCCCATCAATATTTTCACGGATACCCAAAAACCAAAGCTTATTCACAGAACTATAAGCTGTCTCTTCAACAAATGGAGACCCGCAATAGGGATGTATATTAAGAGATGTTTTGCTCGTACCTTCACCATTAGCTTGCCGGTTTACAACAGGCTGCCATGTGCCACCGCAAAGCATATAACACGGGTAAGCATGATCAACATTCGCCTGTGGGTTCCAGAAAGAAAAATGGTCATATTCTTGTGCTGTATATGATCTACGATAGGTAGTGCAACTCCCCCCGATAAACAATTGGTATGGGAGTTGCGATTCTGGAGCATATGGTAAGATCAATCCTAAATAGGCACATTCGTAGCTGGTGCCGCATTTGGCAATGACGATCACCCGCCGACTATCAACCACGAACCAGTATTGGATTGTGCCGTTGGTCAAGAGTAAAGTTGGTATATTTGTTGTATATGATTCTGTCAGCGCCCCAGGCTGACTCGAAAAATCCAACAGTGACGAGTATCCAGTGTAGCCACGCAATTTCCAATTGTAGTATTGCTTATCAGCGTCTGTATGGGTTTGTATCCCTATATAAATCTCATCCGCTCCTATTAGCCCCGGCCCCATGGCGATGTATTCGTAGACATCGCCCGTGGTATAGCGTTTGGTGGTCCACCCCTGGGCTTCCAAGAATGTCTTCAGCGCATCCAGAAGGGCAATGTGCCCTGTACAAGTTCCTGTTGTGTAGGCCATTACATCACCTCTCGTTGCGCCGCATGACGTTCACAATTATCTTTTCGCCGGCTGCGCTTTTCATGTAGTCACCGAGCACAGCGCCATCCAACACATTGATGACCTTGACCGGGACATTGGCGGTGACGTTGGTGGGCTTGGATTTCTGGCTTTCATACTGTCCACCTGCCGCTTGGACTCCAAGGTCGCCGTTGCTTAGTCGCACCAAGGGCACAATGCCTTCAGGTTTTTTCCCTTCGCCAGCCACCCCGAGCCCCCCCGATGCAAACGCGTGGTATCCGCTATCCGCCGTCGTGAACAAGGTCGGGGATGTGAGAATGGAGTTCGTGGGCAGCGTCGTGCCAGCGAACGTGCCTCCGTGGGCAAAGCCGAAGAGGCCAAGCAAGCCGCCGCTCGCGCTGCTGAGGCCGGAAGTGAGGCTGGATGCCGTACTGCCAAGCATTTGCCCAATCAGGTCGTTGAACCATCGTTCAAGAATGTTCATGGCGAATTTTGAGAACATATCGCCAAGCGATCCGAGAAGAGTGGACCAGATGTCTTGCATGTCCATCGATCCGGTGGCCAATCCTTTGAGCACCGACCCGAAGGCTGTCGAGAATGAATCAAATATTCCATCGGTCAACTCTTTTATGTCGTTAGCGAGTGCGACATAGTCGTCACGCGCCCGTGTCATCTCAGACTTATACCCACCATAATTGATGGACATTGTTGACCAGAAAGAATCAACAGGCGAACCGTATTTTTGTTTGTTTTGAAGAGCGTCTAGAAGAGCTTCTTCTTTTCTCACTTGCTCAAACGCGGCGAGTTCGGCATTGGCTGTCTTTTGGGCGTAGGCAATGATCTCGTCAAAGCCAGCCAGCCGAACCTTTACCATCTCAGAAGAAATTTCTTTAAAAGACTGAAGTTCATCTTGATAGAGTTGCGTGCGGACAGTTTTCGCCTGCTGAGATTTGCTATTGAGATTATTGTACGCGCCGACATACTCTTCAAATGACCCCGCCGTTTCCAACGTAATTTGAGCAGACTTGTTTTGGGCAAGCAGGTGTAGGACCTCAAGCATCTTGTCCAAATCAGGACCGGCCGGGAACTTTTTGCGAAGGTCAAACTCCTGGGCCTTCTCCCACAAGGACACCTCAAGCTGCCGGCCTTGCCCGAGCATGGACAGGTCCCCGACAGCCTGGCCATATTCTTTCCAGAGGTTGGCCTTGTTGATGAGGGATTGCTCCTCATAGTGGTCAAGCTCTTTCAGTTGCACCGCTCGGCTTTGAGCAAGTTGCGCATCAATAGCTGCCCGCTCTTCGGCAGAAGCGTTTATATACGCGTCTCGCTTGTGGACATCCTCAATTTCTTGTTGTATTAAAGAGCGCTTATACTGGTATTCTCCCATGGAAATGGAATTTATCTTGTTTGTGGACTCTTTTTTTAAAGATACGATATCACTAGAATCCTTGGCGTAGTCAGCAAGTGATCGTTGCGTTTTACTCCGCTTATCCATGAACGGATCGACAACATAAGCAGCGGCGTTCCCCAGGCCCTTGAGATATGTTGAGGCATCGCGCATCCTTGCCCCGTTCCCGCTACTCGACATATCGATAATCTTTGTTATCCCATCCGTCAGGTCCTTATAGACCATGACAATATGGTCCATCCCAAGGTAATGATTTTTATCGAATTTAGGATGCGGCCCAGTGTCAAAGCCAATCAGCATTCCAGTTTGCAACGCATCAAGATTGATGCTCTTGGAAACACCCTTGAGCATTGTTCCAGTTGCGTTCTGGACTTGCTTTATGATTGTCCCGGAGTCACCGGAAACAGCCTTGAGAATGGCGTTGTCTGTGCCAGTGGCACGAAGTTCTTGACCGATCCCCTGGTTTATAGCCTGGAACGTGGCTGTCACAAAACCGGAACAGTCAACGCTCTTATTTGATATGTTTTTTGCTCCAAGCTCATATTTTATGCCATCAGCGACAGCCTTTGAGTAAAAATCATAAATCTGCTTCCCAACCTCATTGACAAGCATCTGGTTCCGCTCGTCCTTCGGCATGGCGGAATACAGTTCTGTCTTTGATGCTTGTTCTTTTTTTGCCTCATCGACCTTGTTTGAATAGACGCTCTTCGCGTAAGATGTGTCAGCAAGTTTGTCAGTGATAGTCTTTATTATACCAGCGTCATACGCAAGGGCGGCCCTGGCCTTGTCAAGCTGCTCAGTGAAAAACTTTACGGCCTCGCCAGCGCCTTCGGCTTTTGCCTTGTCAAGGTTGTCTGAGAAAAAACTAACAGCGTTATTATTATTGATTTTTGATTTTTCTTCTTCTATGAGGTCGCGCCAAAGGGTAGAGTCAAGCGAATTAACATTCCCAAGGCTTCCTTCAGACTTCCGCACTTTATCGAGCGCAGTGCCTTCAAGAAGCTTGTTGAGAGCAGTGATTGCTTCTGTCAGCTCTTGCGTGTTTATGCCGATCTTGACGTCTTGATTATTTAATTTGTCAAGCTTTGAACGGATATCGTCGATCTGGTCGGACGTTTCTTTCAGGGCTCTGTTGGTCGCGTCAGTCTTGACAGGCGTGTTGTTCAACTTGTCATAACGAGCCTTGAGTTCTTCAATCCTTCCCTGGAGTCGATAAAAATAGTCGGTCGTTGTTTCTGTCGCTCGTTGCTTTGACGATTCACTTGAAACATATGTGGCGGCTGAACTTGAACTATAATCGGAAATTTGTTTCGCCCCAGAAGCATGAGTAGAAACAAGGCCGTTCTGAGCTTCTTTTGTTTTAAATATTTGCGCTCTTACTTTTTCAAATTCATCAATTGAGCTGTTTACATCTTGATACACTCCACCAATAACAGCGCCAGCCAATGTCCCCGCTGCGTTTTTTGTAAATAAAAACCCAGTTGCGCCACCGACAAGTGCCCCACGTAATCTTGGGTCTATTGAATTCCATGAATTCGAAATTTCAGCGAACCTATTGGGGATACTGGAGAGGGCGTCTCCAAGAGACCTGATTCCGTTTGCGAAGTTGTCAAAATCCGTTTCGTCAAGGCTCAACGCCCATTCTCGGAACTTGACAACCACATCCGCTACGGCAGACGCAATGTGCTCAAGGCCCGCCTGAATGCGCGGGTCCTGCACCTTGGCCCCCAGGTCCTTCATGGTGTAGGTCAATTCATCGACAATTGTGGAAGTCGCAGGGAGCAGCGGAGTACCAAGCATACGCTTGAACTCTTCAAAATATCGAGGAAGGCTGGAAAGCTTTTTCCCGGCAGTGGTCAACGCCGCTTCATAGACGCCGGCATTGCGGGCAGCGACTTCCTCGACGGCCCGGGTTCTGGCAAGCGTCTTTTCGTATTGCGTGAGGGAATCTGAATTTTTATTGCGCTCCAGAGCAAGCCGCTTGTAGCTGGCCTCGAAATCGACATTGATGCCAATGCCGCGCAAAATCTCGGTGTCCCCCTTCTGGATACCAGCCACCATACGGCCGAAGGCTTCGCTGGAGTTGATGCCACCAATCACAGCGGCATCCTGCGCCGCACGGGCAAGCTTTGAAGCCTCGGCCAAGTCAATCTGGGCCTGAATCATGGCGATGATCGAGTTACGCGATTCCTGGGCCGTAATGCCGCCCTTGCGCATCGCCATCTCGACATCATACATGCGTTGCATGGAGATACCGGCGGTCCGCCCCATCTGCTCCATGACAACGCCAAGCGTCTGATATCGCGCAGCCAGCAAGGCAGCATCCTGGACGTAGGACGCGACCTTGTAGGTGGCGAAGGCGGCCATAAGATATTTCGCGGCCTTGGTGAGGCCGTCCATGGACGTCTCCGCGTCCTTCCCGGCCTTGGTCAGCTTATCGAGGTCTTGGGCCGCAACCTTGGCTTCAAGGGTGCTGATCCTGATATTGAGTTCGGCAAGATCGGCCATGGATCAACTCCCTTTCTCCGCAAGTTTTGCGACGGCGGACAAATACGCCACGTCCATTTGCCGCAACATCTCAACTTCCCATGCCCGGGGGGCCGTTCGCAGGAGCCTTCCCCAGGCCTCGATCTCGCCGTATGCCAGGGGGGCCGGTCCGAAGCCTCCGCCGCGCCCCTGGTGCAAGTCCCAAAACCAAAGCCAAACATGTTTTCCTTCGGGCGGTATCTCCGGCGGTTCAATGGGCCTCCCCGCCTGCATCAGGTTTTGCCGGAGTGTTGTGCCGCCCTTGCGGGGGGTGTCCATTTCGACCCGATACGACACCCCCTCGCATAGGGCTTGGCCTAGCCAAGCAAAAAATTCGAACGGTCCTCCGCAAAGGCGGAAACCTGTTCGAAAATCCACGGCTGGGCCATAAGCTCCAAGGCCACGGCCTGTGTCACGTCAAGCTCATCCCCGCCCATAAACACCTTCCCGCCGGTCACAGTCCCGGCCAGGAGTTCGCGGCCTTCCTGCTCGGCCTCGGCCGCCGACAAGGGCGACGGCCGGGCCTTCTGGCGCCGGGAGTGCTTGTCCAGGATGAGGCGCAAATTGTCGCGGTAGGCCTCGCTGTCACGGCCAATGACCAAAAGGTACATGGTGTTTTCGTCCTGGGGGCCGTAGGTAAGCGGCTTGCCGGTGACAGGATGGCGCAAGTCCAGCCGCGTGGCCGCACTGGCGGCCGACACAAGATCAAGATTCTTCAGATCCATCGATTACACTCCAGGGATACGGGTGATTTGGAAGTTGGTGCCGGTAGTGGCGTCGTAGAGGGCCTGGAAGGGCATTTCGAGGGTTATGCCCTTTTCATCCTTCACGGGGTTACTGCCGCCGGAATACTTCAGACGCGGGATTAGGAACGTGTAACTTTTGGACGTGCCGTTCCCGAGGGTGAATTGCAGGGAGCTTTCTGTCTCGTTGATGAACTTGTTGAGCAGGGTCAGGTTCTCGAAGTAGACCGAGAGCGTCCCGGTGAGATTGGAGCGGCCTGGGGTGACCCCGGCGGCCTGGTTGTTGAAGAGCGCATAGATGGCGTCCAGGTTGTTTTCCAGGGTCAGCTCAAGGCCGGTAGCGACCGCGAGGGTCGAACCACCCTCGGACAATTCCCCCGTAAAGCTGTCGAAGGGGAGATTCGTCTGGCTGGCGGTCGGCGAGGCATCCAAGGGGGAACTGGAATAGGAGCCCCCCTTGCCAATCAAGCCGAAGGTCCCGCTGACAACTTCATTCGGTTTGACCGAGAACTTCAGCATTTTAACCATGCCGCCGGTGAATACCCCATACTGGCCGATATCGGCGAACGCGCGCTCGAAGACAAAGCTCTTGGCCGTCGTCCCGGCCTTAAGCACGTTGGTTGTCCAAGTTCCGAATAAGGTACCTTCAAGGATCGGGTCATATTCGCCGTAGGAAAACTCAAACTCGACGTCGCCGTCGATTTTCTGCGGGCCGTGCCGGGAGTCCGAAATCTGCCGGTCATCGCGCAGTTCGGAGCTTTGGGTTGTCTCCTTCGACAAACCCAGTGAACATGTTGGCTTATGGCGCAACTTAACCATTTCGGGCGTGTCGGGGATTACCCCCCACGTAGTCTCGACCGCATATCGCAGCCCGTGAAACCCGCCTGTCGCGAATGTCATGATATTTCTCCTTCTTTTCCGGCTAGGCCGGGTCCATGTAGGCTCGGAACGTTATGCTCACCGGTCGCTTGTACCGCGTAGCTTCTTCCATCTCCGGTCCCATCGCAGCGGTTTCGATGACCACTTTGGCATCCGTCATGGTTCCAGAAGTAAGCGTCATGCCACGCCGAAAATGTGCCCGCAGCGCGTCACCCAGGCCGAAGACAGCCCCGCGCCCCTTCCCCGGGAGCCCCAGGACGTCCACCTGATAAACACCTCGCTGGAGGTCTTGCGCTTCTGAACCAAGCCCGTCTGCCCGTGTTGTCGCCGGCAGGAAGTGCGGCCGGAGGTAGGCGGCATCGGGCGGCGTGAAAGATCGGTTCTCCCAAGCGACAGAGAGGGATTGCGCGGTCGCGAATGTGGAGAGGTGGCCATCGAGCAAGCCTGCAACCGTGGACCAACTCATTTTGATCCCCCGGCAACAGTACTGAAGTGGGCGATCAACTCTTCGACGCTGATACGGTAGACACCGGTCGGCGCCTGCTTTGAGTGCCCGTATTCAAGGGGGATGGCGTATTCAACGTTGTTGTAAATGAAAATCGTGTCCCCAAGCTTGTAGGACCCAAGCTTTTCGCTCCCGCGATTCACCGTAATTTTCCCATCACCACGGGCCTCAAATTCCAGGATCGCACCACCAGAAATGCTATTGATGTCGATTTGGTTGTTTGCGCGGAAGCGGCCGGTATCGACGGGGGAGCGAGCCACAATCCGCGACAAAAGGTCGAGTGCGACCTTGCTCACGACCAAGCGCATCTTCTCCTTGGTCTTTGCGCCAAAGCGTTCAAGGTCGAGTGTGAAACTACCCACGGCGAACCTGCAACTTATAGAGAACTGGAATGCCGGCTGGTTCAATGGCAATAACAGCCACAACCTGCCATTCCACCGAGTTAACAACGAGGATATTCCCAGGCTTTGGGCGCACAGCTACAGTCGCGCCTATTAATGCAACTTTGTCATTTGTCAAAATGCGAGAGTTGGCAAAGAAAGCTTCCTGTTGTGAGACGAATGGGTTTGTCAAAATACCAACGCAGGCATAATCCGTGACCGTTTCTCCAGTCTCCGTTCCGGCCACAGGATCAAACGTCCCGGGGGTGGTGGCGCGTAGGGTCATTGAGGTGCCGGCCTTCTTAAGCATGACGGCGGCTTTCTTGGCTGTGGCGGCGTAGTTCATGCTTACCCTTTCGCCATCCAGAAGATAAGGACCACTAACGCTACAGATATCACCGCCGAAGAGGCAATCGAGACAAGAAGAAAGGCAAGCAATGTCGGAAAGGATGTCCCGAATTCTACCCCGGGTGATGTAACGCCAGAGGTAGTTACGATTATTCCGAGACGCTTCCTCTTTCCCGTGAGAGACAGAGGGAGGATCGCTTCTTTCTCGTCGTTCATTGCCGCTTACCCCCTCACCATTTCCAGCCCGCCTGCCGGGAGCAGAAACGGCCGCAACAACGCCTTGACAATTTGAAATATTGTTCCGGCTGGCGCACCGGCAGAATATTGTGTCGTGAGAACGTCAACCCTCTCCATCACAATGGCGCCGCCGCGCTCAAGGTCTGGGAGCATGTCCGTCCCAACAAGATATCGAAGCGCGATCTCGCATTGTGCTTGTAGAATAGCTGGGGGGATTTCGTTGGAAGGCCAATAGTAGCCCTCGTTGATGTCGTAGCTTTCAGGGACACCAACGTCATCGATGGGGACATTGTATCTTGGCCAACACATGGCCTGGCGGTAAGTGATGCGGTAGCCCCGCCAATTGAGACAATTGAGATATTGCCCGGAACGAATAAGCGCGGCTTCTTTCGTGGCGTCCGTCCCAGCCCAATCCGTCATGCCTCGGTCAGAAAAATACGTGTCAGCATCGGTCACGTTGATGAACGTGTTCGCGCCTGTGACGCGCGCCCCCGTTTCGACGACAAGCGCCATGGGCTACGCCTTGTCCCCGGGGCGGAGGATGAAGTCTGCGGCCTGAATAACGGCCAGGATGGCGTCCCTGGTGGTGGCGTCAGCCCCAAGGGTGATCCCATGTTCCTTCGCAAAGGCCCGAAGCTGGATTACAGTCATCCCCTCAAGGGAAACGATCTCGGGCTCAGGCTGCACGTTCGTCCATCCGCCTCGGGCGAGCAGTTCCCGAGCATCCACGTCATGAACTTTCAGCGGAGCGCCCGATTCGACATTGTAAACGATGGCCATTTGTTCCCCTCGGAAGGGGCGAGTTTCCCCGCCCCGACATTTTACGACAGCGTGACGCCGGCTTCGGCCACCACAACCCACTTCTCCGCCGTACTCACAAGCACGAGCGTTTCTCCGGCCGCATTGAACGTGGCGGTCGAAGCGGCGGAACCGCCGATAACGTTGGTTAACGCCAGGGTGACCGCGTTCGTGGACGTGGTGCTGGTCATGGTGATGACCAACAGTTGCCCAGCCCGCGCCGGGGCAGCCAATGTGATTGCATAGGTGCTCGTGGCAGGGCCGACGATGGAGACATGGTTAGCGTTGACGTCGACCGCTCCGGCGGCGGTAATAGCCGACTGGATGGCCCCGGAAAGCGCCGCGCCGAACACCGTCCCGCCGGTAATGGCCACGGCGTCCGGTTCCTGCAACGCCATGGCGCCCATCGTTACGCCCTTGATTTGTTTGACGCCTGACGCCGGCAGCGTATGGGCTTCGACGATGCCCGGGTTGATGGCGGACATGACGATCTACTCCATGGGCACGGCATAAGCCGTGTAGTTGATGCCCGTGGCCACGTCGCCGGCGACAGCGGTGTACACACGCAAATAGCGGTAGTAGGTGCCGTCGTTTTCGTTGTCGAAGTAGAGCTTGAAACGGCCGGTCGAATCGTCCTTATTGCAGTCGGACCGCTTCACTTCGGCTGCGGACAGGTTCAGGGCCGCCAACTCGACAATGGCCGTGTCGGTGGCGAAAGCGGCCACGGTCGAGCCCTGGACAATGATGTCGTAACTCTCCGTGTTGGAGGCGATTTCCAAAGCGGTCACGTCGATGATCATGCAGCCGCGGAAAAGCCCCTCGCCCACATCGATCACCTTGGCGGCGGAATCGACGGTGGCAGCGGCGGAAGCGGCCACAAGGCCCGCGTCCTTGAACTCAAGGTTGGCGTCGAAAGTGCCCTGGGGGCGCTTTTTGGCTCCGGTAATGCTCATGATGTTTCTCCCTTTGCGTCAGGCTTAGGCAGTGACAGCCGCGTCCTTGACCCCACCCAGGCGGGCTGCGGCGCGGCCATGGTAGCAAGCGATGCCAGCGAGCCATTCAACGCGGGTGCGCATGGCCGGCTTTTCCTGCAATTCGCCCAAGTCGCGAACATCCATCACGCCGTTTTGGATTCCACCAAGCATGCCGTCGCCAAAACTGACGCAGTAAATGCTTGACGCGGTGGCCGTGGAGCCGGTGTAGCCAACTTCGGTGAAGGGAAGAATGTCGTCCCCGGCGTTGTCGTAGTCCGCGATCAAGATTGGCAAATCGGCGTACATGGCGATCTTGCGGCCGAAAGCGCCCAACTCGTAGGTCAGGAACCCGCCGATGGACGTGGACCGGGACGCAGCGGACAGGCGCCGACGCATGGTCTTGTTCATGATGAGATGCGTGGGGCTGTCCACGCGGTCGATCAGTTCATCGAGCTTGGCCAAGGACAGCGCGTCTCCGCCGTCCGTGGTCCCGGCGTAGAGGAGTTGGTTCCCGACCAATCGGACCTGCAATCCGTCAAAGCCGCGCGGGTCAGAGATGCTGTCACCCTTCAGGAATTGCTTGGCCCAAGCCAGGGCCAGGGACTTGACTTTCATGCCTTCCTGGGTGGACCGCTGGGCCATGCCCATGGTGCGCAAGATGAACATGTCAACGTCCAAATCCCCGCCCGCGATGACCAAGGGTTCCGTCTGCGGGTTGAGCACGCCGGTAGACTCGGTGTAAGCCTCGTTCACGCCCCGGAAGCCGACGCCGGGCAGGGTGTCCTCGCGGTTGTAGCGCAACGCGTTGCCGGTGATGTCCTGGAACGGCAGCGCCGCCATGATGTCCGACGCGGCCGCGTACATTTCAATGACAGCCGACTGGACAGGATTGTCGGACCGCTTGGCGGCCTCAACGAGAGTCAGGGCCATGGTAGCTCCTTGTTAAACGCCCCGCGCCTGGTTCAATCGCTCGACAGGCGACAGGTCGTGCCAATTTTTATCCGTGGCTCCGGCACGCCCCCCGGTGGCCCCGCCCCCGGACTGGTACTTTGTATCCACGAGGTTCTTGTTCTCGGGCAGTCCCAAAAACGCCTTGACCGCCTCGGCAGCGGGGAGGCTTTTTTCGACACGCTTGTCACCGTCCAAGACGGAGACCGTGGTTTTGGGGACGTACTGCCCGGTAGGTTTGCCGTCGTCGCCGATGATGGGTTCAAGCACCGTGCGCCCCGCCAGCAGCCCATGGATTTGCGCGGCGGAAAACGCCCCGGCTTCCTGAGCAGCCCGGGTGAGCACGGCTTCAATCGTCGACGTGGTGTAAAGCTGTTGGTAGTGGTCAGCCTGGGCCTTGATCTTGGCTGTTTCTGCAGACGATTCTTCCCGAGCCTGCTTGATTTTTTTGGCGGCAAGTTCGTCGCTGGAAAGCACCTGCTTTTCCAGGTTTTCGACCATCCCCTGGAGGTCGGCACGCTGGGCGTCCGTCAGCTTGTGGTTTTCCAGCAATTCATTGTACTGACCGAGCAGCTTCTTTTTTTCGCCAAGCAGCTCTTCATTCTTGGACTTCAGCCCTTTCACTTCCGACTCGGGCACAAGCCCGCCGTTTACGTCGAGCACATACGCTCCGTCCTTTTGGACGTAAGCCGAGCGCAGCGCCTCGGGCACCGCGTCCAGCGACTGCAATTTAAATTCAAGGCCCATGGCTCCCCCTGGGAGTAACGCCGGCCCCAGGCCGGGCGGTTTGAGTTGTAGAAAAAACAAAAAAGGCCGCAAAACCTGGAACGATTCACGGCCTATAATACAGGGGGAGCGAGCTTTATTTTAGACGGTTGTTGCTACTGGTAGCAAAGAGTCTGTTTGATGCCGCCATTGCTTTGCTTGTAAGCGGTCTTCCCACGCCCCCAGCCCCGGCCCCGTCCGGGGCTTTTTTTTGCGCCCAAGTCTTGCCGGGCCGACATGAAAACTGGTATCGGGGCGGGAAACGTCGGGAGGGCGAGATGAAAAAATTTATTTTGGGCTTTGCCCTGGTATTGTGCCTTGCAGGTGCCGGGAATTCTCAACAGCAAGACTATGAAAAAATGAAGGGTATGGCAGTTAAATATCTTGAAGAGTCTCTTATAGACTACGATTCCGCAAAAATAAAATTTGGGCCTATTGAGACACACCAAGCTATCGCTCATGGGCATCCATATCTTTGTATTAAAATTAATGCAAAGAACAGGCTTGGTGGGTATACTGGATATCAGATGTCCATAATTGTATTTAATAATGGCGCTATTGATAAAATGCAAACCACAGTAATGAACGAGCAAGCCTTTAGAATAGCGCGGGCACAAATGGGCGTTTGTAATAGCGGGACGTTCGAATAAAAAGGCAAAATATGTTTGGGCTTGATCTCCCCGTACTTTTTGTTCTCATTGTTGCCCTAGCTGTAATATTTTTTGTCCCCATATGGTCCGCCAGGGTTGCGTCAAGCAAAGGCCGTAGCCCCTTTTTGTGGTTTTTTATCGGTCTCTTCTTTAACCTTTTTGGCGTGCTGGCGGCCTATCTCTCGCCTGTCAATGCTGACGGGGTGAGATATGTAAAATGCGAATATTGCGGCGAACCAATTCGCGCGGAGGCGACGGTTTGTAGATATTGCGGGAAAGAAGTTTAAAATATAACGGATCAAAGGAAGTGTCATCCTGTGAACATGACTTCTTTTTTATTGATAGTTGCAGCTTTCATAATTATTCCTATTTTTTTGAAAAAAATAAAAGAAAAAGAGCGTCAACAAAAAATTCGCGGATTGCTAGATAAGCAAGCTAGAGATGCAGAATCGTTTGAAATAGATTCTGTAATGCGTGTTGTCGATGAAAGTATTGAGATAGTTGGCACGTCTAAAAACTATGACACTGTAAAATCTAGACTCTCCATAGCGATAGACAAACTACAATATCTCATTGCCCGATATCCTCATCGCATCGATATTAAGACTGCTCTTGAAAAATGTCTCGCCCACAGAATCCCAGTGCATACCAACGCGCTCTGTACAGCCGTTGACGCACTTATGGCGAAGGCAAAACTTGCCAAGACGATACCGGGCAAAACAAACGCCGCGAACAAGGCGTTGCTCCTCTTAAAAGATGGGCTGGCCGATGAATTTGTTGACAATGATGCTATAAAAAAGACCGCATCCGCTATTCAGCTTTACCTGAATAAGGAAGAGCTAAAAGAAACTGAAACCAGAGCTGAGCGGTTTGAGTTTAAAGGGAACTTCAAAAAAGCCCTCGACACCTATCAAGATGCACTATTTTTTCTTCGAAGGGACAATTACGACGACTCCAGTCAACAAAAAAGACATTCAGCGCGTTGAGAGAAAAATTGCAGAAATGGAGGAGAACTTGTCCCGACCGCCCATCAAGACCAAGACGTAACAGTCGTATCACCTAAAAATAACCTTCGAATTGCCTCCCCCTCAGGCAAGGTATTCCCCTTTCTAAATCTCAGGGATGATGGCGCCCTTTTCGCTTGAGGGGAATTTATGTGCAGGCTAGTTGACTTTTGCCACTCGTCTGGCGCATGAGGTGCCTATGACGCTCCTTTTTGACGACTCGAAAAAGTTGGAAAAGGCCCTGGGCGAGGAGGCGGCCGGTGTCCTTATCGGCATCCTCGAAAAGCAGGATGAGGCGGCCAAGCGCGAGCTTGCCACCAAGCAAGACCTGCGAGAGATGGAGCTCCGGCTCAAGCAAGACCTCACCGTCCGAATGGGGGCGCTTCTCGCCGCCGCCGTGGGAGTCATCGCCGCGCTCAAACTGTTCTCGTAACTGACACACGCACGCCATTCCAAGCCCCTCGGGAAACCGGGGGCTTTTTTGTTGACAAGCTCAAATTTCGGCGCGGGCCGGGTTGACAAGTAATCACCAAATCAATACAACTGTACGCATGGACAAGGACAAAACCAGTATAACCATCCGGCTGACTAAGGAGTTCCACAAGCGGATAAAGCTGCTTGCGGTCGAGAGAGATACGACCGTCAAGGGCTTGTTCGTCGGATGCCTGGAATGTCTCTTGAAGGAGGAAGAGGCCAAAAAACAAGGGAAATGAAACGGCCCGGCCCGGTGCTGAGAACACCGAACCGAGCCTAACCTGTAATCGCACACGCGAGGTGCAATTATGGCTAGCGCCATCATAAACGAACCCGTCGCCACGGGCAATACCGCCCTGTCCGTCAATCCCGACGCCCCGACCGGCCCCGTGCTCAAAATGGTAGGCGGCATCCCTATGGTATCGTCCCGAGAAGTGGCCGATCACTTCGGGAAACGTCACGCCGATCTGATTCGTTCTATCCAGGCCGTCACCCGCAACGCTCCGGGATCATTTAACGAGCGCAATTTTGCGTTGGTTGAATACGTCGATCCAAAAGGCGAAAAGCGTCCCGCCTACAACCTTACCCGTGACGGCTTCGTGATCGTCGCCATGGGCTTCACCGGCAAAAAGGCCATTGAGTGGAAGATTCGGTACGTCATGGCCTTCAACGCCATGGAAGCCGAACTGATGGGGCGGCAATCGCCCACCGGCCCGACGATTCCCTCCGCCGACCTGACCAAGCTGACCACCGTGGACGACCGTCGCCCACTCAAGGCCCTGGTTGACGCCTGGGTAGCCGCCGCCAAAACCAACGGGAAGTTTCTGACTCACTCCGAGGCTTTCCGCATCGCCCGTTCGCCGGTAGGTGGCCGCAAGACGAAGGAGTTGACCCTGGCCGACATCCCCGTGGCCATGGCCTGGGTACAAGAGCAGCTTGACCGGGAGTTGAAGGCAACACCGGCCCTGGAAGGATCTGAACCCAAGTCCCTCCCGCCTGCCCGCCGCCGCAACAACCTGGACGACTACAAGAACATGTACCGAGAGCTTCCCGACTCGCCACAACCCTGGTTGCGCCTGATCACCGAGACGTTCAACGCGACGGAAGCCTTTGGCAATAAGCTGGATGTAATCAAGGCCGAGGCGACCAAGCCTTTTCGGTCCGGCCGGACATCCGACGTGTCCAGCTACTTCGACGCGTCCATGTCGCCCATGTTCGATCTGTTCGCCGTTGCCGACGAGCAGCTTCGGCTGACCTACCGCTGCGTTTACAACGCCCTGGAAGGTTGCCGAAACACCTGGCTGTTGCTTAATAAGGGGTAGGCCATGAGCGATCCCAAGCGCATTGACGCGGACGTGGCCCTGGTCCTGGCAATTCTTGAGCTTAACAAGTCGCTCGTCCGTGAACGAGCTGGTAAACGACAAGGGCCGGCGCCCGATTTGGTGAAGGCGTAAAAATCAGGGGCCGCCCTTTCGAGCGGCCCCTGTTACGTTGCCTCCAACTTCTCCAACCAAGCATGCTTCCCGTCCTCAGAAAAAGGGCACGGGTCTTCCCACACATAGTACAGGTCGTCCCCGCATTGTTCGCAAAAGGCCACGCCCGAGGCGCCGGGGATGTGGGCCGCATAGCTTCGCGCTGGAACGGCGACTAGCTGCCCGCCCTTGATATCGACATCGAAGGGTGTCAGCATATTTCCAACGCCATACCTTTGGCCGTTAACCATCCGCCATCGATCACTGTTCCGTATTCATACCATTCTTGCCCCAACCACTTGCCTAGCAGGAAAATGCACCTCTTTTCGCAAACGCCATAGCGTATGTTCATCTCCAAAATGACTGGTCTAACCAAAGCCGTTCCGCGATTCGCGTCAAGGCGTTGCGCATCCTGAAGCATCTTCAAAAAAATACGAGCATCAGCTTTTGTTGGCCCCTGATTCTGCATCAATTCTTCCCTTTGCCCCCCATAGCATAAAAACCACAGGGCGGCCCTTACCATTTAACCCCCGCAAACCTCCCGCCACACCGGGTCCACCTGGATCGATTTGAACCGCAACCCGCATGCCGGGCACCGATGATACCTCTCTCGGATGTCGTCCTTCCAGGGCTCGCAATGGTAGGTCTTCACAGGCAATTCACCGCACCTCGGGCACCGGGCGCCATACCGAGGCGAGTACGATACGCCATAGGCTTCCGGGGCCTGTATTGCCTGGACATTGGCCTGCGTCAACGATTCAATTCCCATACACACGCTTTAATTCCTCCAGGGTCAACAGGTTCCCCTTGCTGTCCACCAGATCGCCGAATTTTACCTTCCCAGACTCCATCAGCTCCAGCCGTCCCGGGCCAACGGCATTGAGTTTGAACGAATCGCTTTGTTTCTCGAACCAGCTCCCATAGTCGCCCTGGTGAAAACCGTATTCCTCGATTTCACGCGCTCCCCCAACGCCAATGGATTTGTCAGGGCGCATGGTGTAGGGCCTAGCTGCGTCCTCCAATTCATCGATATCTATGCCGAGGTCGCGCCAGGAATTTGTCTCTGGGGTTGTTACGCAGCGGCAACGAGCGTGCAACGGGCAATCTGGACGGCTCGTGTCATCCAAGGCCCATTCTTTTCCATCAAGAGCGGCACAGCGGAGGCAGGTCCCGTGCCCTGTATTTTTATACCCAGGCTCCAACGTCGCCCGCCATTTTACGCGCTTCACCACGTCCGCATTCTGTTTGTAGACTGCTTCCATGGCCGCGACGTTAGCCGACTGCACATAGGTTCTGGCCAGTGTAGTGGCTTGTTCCTTGCTGAGCATGTCGAACCCCTGGGAGAGGCGCTTGACCAACTTCGGATAGCCTTCGCCCTGAAGCATGCCGACGTTCAGCTCTTCTTTGATTCCGTCCTTGACGGTGGTGTCGAAGGCGGCATCGACCCACGCCGAAAGCGTCTTTCCACCCAGGGGCGTGTCCACGAACATCTGGCGTATCTGCTCAGCCGAGAGAGATACGAAGCTCACATTTACGGCCGCTCCGCCCACACTCAGGATGTCCGAGTGCTCGGCAAGAGAATGTTGGCCGGCGAACCCGGCCGCCTCGCCGAGCTGGTCGGCCATGGTCAGGCGAACGCCCTGGGTCAACTCATCGAGGGCATAAAGCACCTCCTCTGCCCGGGAGGCCGACCAATCCGTGCGAAGAAGTTGCGCCTCGAACTTGAGTTGGATTTCTCGCCGGGCCGTTGCCAAGGACGCCTGTATGCGTTTGAGGACCTCGTTGTCGTAGGTGTCGAGCTTGTAGCGCCAGGCGATTTGACGACCCAACCAATAGATGTTCAGGAGGTCTTGCGGTGCGGTTCCCATTCGGCTACACCCCCGCCATGGAGAAAAAACCAAGATGCCCGTTTACACCCGAGGAACTCGAAGACAGTGACGCGGGGATGCTTGCCCGATATCGCAAGCGCATCCGCGAACGCCATCCCGAGACCATGGAAAACATCGCACGCGGGAAGGCCTTGTTTATGGCCACCGTCATTCCGCCTGACATATGGGCAACCGATCCAAGCATAACGGGTAAGCAGGTTGAAGGGCCAACCATGGCTACGCCGCCTGCCCCAGACCCTGGCCTGCCGGAGTAGTCCCGCCGGCTGCAAGCATCCTGTCCGCCAGGCTGGCCGCATCCAACGACGGGCCTGTCTGTTGGCGTGCATCGGCTTCGATCTTGGCCTCCTCTTCGGCATGGTCGAAATCATCCGCCAATACACCCCGGC